TTTTGGATAACGCGTCTGGTGCATTGGCAACGCTGGTTGCGGCGCTTGTCGCCAACGTACAGCCGGGCGGGATCTGGGATTGTCCCGGTTGCTCGGTTGAATTGCTGGACGCGCCCGCACAAAATCAAATCCTGGCGTTTGGCGTCGATACAACGCCATTGCCGGGAGCGGTTTGGCTGTTCGCGGGCGGGCTCGGGCTGCTTGGCGTGTTCGGACGCAAACGAAAACTGGCATAGCGGGATTTTCGAGACAACCCCTCACCCCTCCCGCTGTCCGTCGCTTGTCTCCGCGGGTGTCATCCTCACAAAGGCACTCCCAAGGGAAGTTGGCGTCACAGCCCGCGGGGCAGGCGGCGGTTAAACATTTCTCGAGCGGACAAAAAAATGGAAAGCCCGCAATATCTGCCGGTTGCGACGCAACAGGCGAAGCAGGGCTATGCCGTCGACGAAGAGGATGCGGCTGATATCCTCGATACGACAAAGCTGAGACGCCAGTACCAGGACTACGCCGCGGCCAAAAGCGCCGAAGGCTATGAAATGCTCGAGGCGCGGCACTATTACCACGGCGATCAGTGGACGCGCGAAGAGATCAGGACGTTACGCGATCGCAAGCAGCCGGTTGTGACGTCCAACCGCATAGTCCGCAAGATCGATGCGGTGGTGGGCCTGGTCGAACGCTTGCGGCAGGATCCAAAAGCGTTTGCGCGCACACCGATGCACGACCGGGGCGCCGAAATCGCCACGGCGACGATTCGCTATGTGCTCGATTCAAATGATTGGGCGTCGAAATCATCGCGCATTGCCAGAGGCGCCGCCATCGATGGCATTGCCGGGATCGAATACGATCTGGTGCCGGGAGACACCGGCGATCCGACGTTAGACCTGCATATCACTTACGGCGATGGATTTTTCTATGACCCGCGTTCTTACGATGAGGGTTTCACCGATTGCCGGTTTATGGGTGTGGCAAAATGGTGTGATCTGGATCAGGCCAAGGAGATCGCGCCCGAAAAAGCCAACGAGCTCGAGGATCTGATCGAAACGGGATCGGACCTGATCAACGTCACTGAATTCGATCGCGAGAAAAACTGGGTCAACACCACGGCGAAGAAAGTCAGGCTGTGTGATCACTGGTACATCAAGGGCGGCAAGTGGCGCTGGTGCCTGTACGCGGGCAACGTCGTTTTGATGCAGGGGGTGTCGCCGTTCATCGATGAGAAAGGCAAGACGTTTCCGCGTTACCGCATGTTTTCGGCCTCCGTCGACCACGACGGCGATCGTTATGGTTTTCCGCGCAATTTGAAATCGCCGCAGGACGAAATCAATCACCGCCGTTCCAAATCGCTGCATTTGCTCAACTCGCGCAAGGTGATCAGCGAAAAAGGCGCGGTCGACGACATTGAAGTGTCGCGCAAGGAATGGGCCAAGGCCGACGGCTGGATCGAGGTTAACCCCGGCCTCAAGATGGAACCCGACACAACCACGATGGCCGACTTTAAGGGCCAGCTTGAGTTGCTGCAGGAAGCAAAGAACGAGATTGAAAACTTCGGGCCGAATCCGGCATTGATTGGGCAGGGGCTTGAGGATTCAAGCGGGCGCGCGATTCAATTGCTGCAACAGGCGGGTATTGCCGAGCTAGGCCCGTACCTCACTGCGTTCAAGAACTGGAAAATCCGCGTTTATCGTGATTGCTGGAATATCGTGCAGCGCTACTGGAAGGCCGAGCGCTGGATCCGTGTCACCGACGATCAGAATTTGGCGCAATACTTCCAGGCCAACAAGCTCACCATCGATCAGTACGGCCGTCCGCAGATCGTCAATGCGTTAGGATCGCTCGACGTCGATATCATCATCGATGAGGGGCCGGATACGGTCAACCTGCAGGGCGACAGTCTGCAAGTGCTGCAATCGCTAGGCCCGCAATTCCTGCAAGAGTTCCCCGAGATCGCGATCCAGTTGGCGCCGCTGCCAGCGTCGGTCAAAAAGCCGATGATCGACAAGATTCAAGCCAAGCAGAACGCACCGCCGCCGCCTGATCCGAAAGTCATGGCGATACAGGCGAAAGCGCAGCTCGATCAGCAAACGGCGCAACAGGACGCCGCGCTGAAAGCGCAGGACGCGCAACGCGCCGACGCGCAAGCGCAGCAGGACATGGCGATGAAGGAACGCCAGCAACAGTTGGATGAAGTGGCAGCACAGCGCGAGGATCAACGCGACGCCATGCAAGCGCAGCAGGACATGATGCTCGAGCGAATGCGCGCCGCAAACGAACAGCAGATCGCGCGTATGCAAGCGGTCATGGATATGCAGATCGAGCGCATGAAGGCCGCGGCCGCAATGCAGATCGATCGCGAGCAGCACGAAGCGCAAATGGATATGGATCGCGAGCGCGCGGACAGTATGCCAGCGCAGCCTGCGGAATGAGCTCGTCGGCGGCGAACGATATCGCCGTATTCCTGACGCAAGCCCGACGCGAGAGCAGGGCAAAACGCGAAGCCACTGGCGACACAGTGGGAAAGAAGGATGACCCATGCCTGACGAAAAAGAGGACTTAACAGAAGATTCATTGTTCGATTCCGCGATCGAGCCATCGCCTCCCGAGAAGGAAGCGCCAGCCGCGCCGGAACCGGAAAAGCCAGTAGCGGACAAAGCGGCAGCGCCAGAGACACCGGCCGATAAGGAGCGGCCACCTGTCGATGACAACGCCCCGCTGGTTCCGTCATGGCGCCTGAGGGAGATCAGCGAGGAAAAGCGCGCGGCGCAAGCCGAGCGTGACGCCTTGAAAACGGAAAATGCCCGTCTTGCTTTTGAACGGCAGGAATTTCAGCGCCGCATGGCGGCACTGGAAAACCCTCCGCCGAAAGCGGAAGAGCCCGATCCGTTGATGGATCCCAAGGGATATCGCGAGCACATGGAAAGGCGTTTTGAGGAACGTCTGATCGGTGAGCGTCGCGAAATGAGCCTTCAATCAGCTCGCAAGACCTACAAGGAAGAGTTTGACCAGGCGTATGCGACGGCACACGAGTTTTTAAGACAAGGTGCCGATCCTGCGCTGCAGATCCGCATGAACAATTCAACGGATCCCGGCGAAACTCTGATGCAGTGGTTTCGTGAGGTGAAAGTGCGCGCTGAGGTCGGCAATGATCCCGCCGCCTACAAGCAAAAAGTGCTCGCTGAGTCCCTCAAGGATCCCGAGTTCCGTAAAGCCGCAATGGAAGCGTGGCGGAACGAGGCGCAACAGAATCAGAATCAAGGCAAGGGCCGTCCTATGCTCGCTCCCTCGATGAACGGCGTTTCCCGTCAAAGTGCTGCACTGAGGGCGTCACAGGAAGATTTGTCCGACGACTCCCTTTTCGACTCAACCGTGACCTGATCGTTTCTCGCGTTTCATGTGAAACAACCCGCCCCATGTGGCGGGGGTTTCATTGGCCGTGAGGCGATCCGGTTTGTCTTGAAAGGATCGGCCACATGGCCCTCACGGCTAATCATGTCAATAATGAAGTCATTAAATTCCGCAAAGACGCGGCGATTGACTTCCTGCGAGCATCGCGATTCGACCCCTTCATGGGGGCCGATAGCACCTATCCGATCGTACGCATGAAAGACCTTGCCGCGGACGGCAAGGAGATCAATGTTCCGCTTGTTACGCAATTGTCCGGTCCGGGTGTCGGCGCTGGCACGTTGCGCGGTGCTGAGGAACAGATCGATAGCTACGGCTTCCCGGTCTGGGCCGATTGGGCACGTAACGCGGTTGCCAATAACCGCGCCGTGAACAAGGAAAGCTCGTTTTCGATCCGCTCGACGGCACGCTCGTTGCTCTCGGGCTGGTCGAAGCGGGTCGTGCGTGACGATATCGTGGACGCGCTATTGTCCGTGCCGACGTCGGCCGTGCAATCCGGGCGTCTCACGTCCCCCGGTAACCGCGTCAACGGCGTCAAGTGGTCGCTGGCCTCGACGGCGCAGAAAAATAGCTGGACAACGGCGAACTACGATCGCGTGGTTTTCGGCAGCGTGATCGGCAACTACAATTCGGTGAATGCAACGGCGTTGCTCAACGTCGATTCAACTGCCGATAAAATGACGGCTGCGGTTGGTTCGTTGATGAAAAACCAGGCGCAGCAAACCGGCACTGATCCTGCCAATCCTGGCGTCTATAACGGGCGTCCGAAAATCAGCCCGTACCAGCTCAAGGGTGCGGACCAGGAATGGTATTTGTGCCTGTTGGGGTCGCGTGCAATGCGCGACTTGAAAGCCGATCCGGTCATGTACCAGGCCAATCGTGACGCCCGCGAGCGCGAATCATCCCCGACCAAAAACAACCCGATCTTTACGGGCGGCGGGATGGTTTACGATGGCGTCTATTACCTTGAAATCCCCGAAATCACCCAACGCCTCTTGCTCAAAGGTGCGGGCACGGCCGGTATCGACGTCGAGCCGGTATTCCTGCTTGGGCAAGGCGCGATCGCGTATGCGCTTGGGCAAATGCCGCGCCCGACGCAGCTCGAGGACGGTGATTATGACTTTATCACCGGTATGGGGATCGAGGCGCAATACGGCACCGCCAAGGTTGCCAAAGCTCCGATCAGCGTGGTCGGCGCCACGGTTGGCGATCTGGTCGATTGGGGCATGGTCACGGGCTTCGTGTCCGGCGTAGCCAACGCCTAATTCCCCCCAACTCAAACCGGGAGGGTTAAAAGCCCTCCCGTTCCTTTTGAAAGGAGGGAGTTATGACCTATCGCAAGGATTGGGCGCCAACGCCCAATATCGGCGGGCAGGGCAATGCCGGTACCCGTAAATTTCTGGGGCGCCGGATTGCACTGAGCACAACCGATCTTGGTACTTCGGCAAATACGATCGGCGCCTTCACGGTGCCAGCCGGGTTTACTGTTGACGGTTGCGCGGTTAACTACAGCGACATGGACGGCGGCACCTCGCTGTCAATCAGCCTG